CGCATCCTGAAGCGCTTCATTGATAGAAACTGCTGCATCTGCATGCATCAGCTTTAGTTCTTCAATGTCATCAGCAAACCGCTTCACCATGTCTGCTTCTGTTGCGTACATAGATCACCTTACTTGGCTGCATCAGCACCCTGTTCAGCTGGCTTGTCACTAGTCTTAGACTTAGACGCTGACTTGGCCTTTTCAAGCTCAGCCACCTTTGCTTTAAGCTCAGCAACTTCCTGCTCAGCTTTAGCTTTGTCATCTGCTAAGGTTTTATTAGCCGTTGTCAGCTCTGCATTAGCCTTTTCAAGCTCAGCCAAACGTGCAGCGGCACCATCTGCTTTAGGCTCTTCCGGCTCCTGATATTCTTCAATAGCCCGAGATGCTAAAAGGGCCTGAAGTTGTTTAGCTTCAAGCCCTTCTATTTCCTGACCTGGACGGAAATGTCCGATCGACTGTCTTGCAATATACTTTGGCATTGAGTTCTCCTTATACAAAGCCACGACCACCCACTAAACCGTTCTTGTTGTTTGGAACAGCCAGTGGAGAGGATTCAGCGAGTAATTGAATGCTTGAAGGATTCTTTTCTTGCCATTGGCTTAAATAGAACTCTAGAGCCTGACCGAATGCTTCAACGTTTTGCAATGCACAATGTGCGATCCAGCCATTGGCGTCGGCAACCAGACCAAAGAAGTCTTCAGGGATAAAGCGTTCGGTACTACCCCCCATACTATGCTTAGCGTCATAGGTCCAGATTTCGATATTGTCCACTGTGCCTCGGAATTGTGGCTTATCAGATTGATCAAAGGTTGGAGTGAGCGGCACACTGATCCCTTTATACGGTGTAATGAATTTCTCATTAAACTCAGGATCTTTAGTTAATGTGTTGTACACCTTAGAAGTGGTTAATGCCATGATTGGTGATGTACCTGAATGTTCAACAGCCAAGTCAATCATCGCCTGAATATCCTTAACCGGTGTGGCTCCTGCTTGTCCCCATTTAATTAGAGGTGTGAAGTTACAGGCCGGGTTCCGCTCATAATCCACTTCGTACATCGGGAAATCTGCTGAGGCAAAAGTAGTCTTACCATATAGCAGTACATCACGGGCAATCAGCAGCTTCCGGTTTTCAATAGATTGACGCAGGTACAGAGCCTTTTGTGCCTGGTCGATTAACAGCAAGTCTGCATCAGACAATCGATTTGAACCTGTAGCAATCACACCATAACGGCGTAGCTGTGAAATCAGTGCCGTATTTTGTACTTCGCTTGGCATCACCGTCATCATCGGTTTTAAATAAGCCGGTTTAACGAATTTAACGTTACCAGACTCACCTACCTTGATCTGTCGGCCAGCTGCTGTCGGAGTGACAAAAGGTGCAAGTGGGGTTGCGGTGTTCAGCTCACCTACAGGGACTTCCTTCTTGGTATAAGAAACACGCTGAGGAAAAAACCGGTCCATCAACCAGGTATCCACCTTTTGAGTAGTATCAGTCAGCAGCACCAGCTGTGGTACATCCAGCAACTCAATGGGTGCATTTTGAAATGCAAAAGTTTGACTCATGTCTTAGTTCCTCACCACTTTACGAAGTTCAATTTTATTTTTTAATCCCTGTGCCCGCACAGCATCCATCTGGCCTGTTACAAGCGCCTCACCTTTGACTGTAACAACAGCCACATCAAAGGCACCTTGTACATAGATCGGCATTTCGAGATTATGATTGGCATGGTAAGTCGACTGCTCTGCACTCATGTCTGCCAGTGCAATCGCATTCCACTCACCTACTACGTTTTCAGTTACCGTCGGGTGATCTGCTACATTGTTGGCATCGACGTATAATAAATCCCCACGTAAATAGATGACTCCTGTTTTAGGTTTGGCATTCTCGGTACGAATACCATCACCGACCACCAACTGTTTATTTTCAATAGTTCCAGTTATTACTTGGCTCATGATTTAATCCCCTGTTGTTGTGCTGCGGCAAACTGGTTAAATGCCTGGTCCAGTGCCGAACCTTGTGCCTGTTGTCCCTGCTGTCCACCTTGGCCACCGGTAGCTTGATGCCGGAACAGATAAGCCATCGCAGGATTCACACCTGGTGTTTGTTGTTGCTGTTGGCCAGCTGGTGGTGTTTGATTACCTGTCGAGAACTGTTTAAGTGTGCTGACCATCAGCTCAAATGCATCGTCTGGCATGGCAGCGAACTTTGACTTCTCTTCGGTACTAAATTCTTTGCCTAGGTCTTTTGCCAAAGCATCGATTTCGGCATTACGTTTATCAGCAGCAAACTTTTTAATCTGTTCCTGCAAACCTGTAATGGTCTGCTCCTGCTCCTTGAGTTTTGTTTTTGCTTGTTCTAGGTCCACGTCTGTGTCCTCTGGTTGGTTAAAGTTTTTGGGTGAGTGACTAGCTGCCACGGCGTTGGTATTGTCATCTGCACCTAAAGCACAAAATGACACTTCACGGATACGACCACCCCGAAAGATGGCAACAGGTGCCTGGAATGTCCTGCCATTCACAATGACTGAACCTTCTTTAACCTCTTCCACTGTGGTGGGATAAATCCGTACTGACATTTGCCATGGAAAGTCATCATCAGAGTCCTGGGCGACTTGAGTTCCGAATTCATTTGAAAGTAGATTTCCTTCAATTTTGAGGCCTTCTGTATGGCTCACAGAATATGAATTGATTGCTCCAGCTCTTTGACTGGTTCGATGCTCTAGCAATGCGGGGATACGGCCTTTGATCTGAATCGAATCAAGGTCAAACACCACCTTATCCCAGTACCAGTGGTCAGTAATTGCTTCACCGCTATAGGCAATACCCGAAAAGGTGCGCTTCTTTTTCCCTTCCTCTGGCTTGTTTACACTAACTTGGCCAAGCTGAAAGCAAAACTGATCTTGCTCCTGCTTAGCTTTTTCATTTGGATCTGGCATTTTTCATGCTCCATAAAAAAACCACCCCTAATGGAGTGGCTCAAATTAATTTCTTAAGTTTAGTTAGTTAAGGCTTTCAGTGTATAAACCATCTGTCCATTTACCATTTCACTTGAAACTACCTGAAAAGATATGCCTAACGGAAATAGTACGCCTTGCCCTGCATTTAGCTTTTCCAGATCAATACCTAAACCTTTAGCATTCTCAATCTGAATCACGATATTTGAGCCAGAACCTGCTAATAGTAACGGCGCGTCCAATGTAACAACCTTGCCGACCTCCAATAATGCAGCGTAGGCTAGTGAAGCTGATCCAGCCACTGTAGTTGCACTATTTGATGCTACTGCCTGTAGCCTGCCTAAATCCTCCTTCAACCAGCGTTTAAGCACTTCCTCAGCCAGAGTAATAGGGGGCTGCTTTAACTGCGCCGTAAGAACTGAATCATTGCCCTGTACATAATCCAAGAAAGTACGAATCGCACTAGGTCGAATGCTTGGATCAAGTGGAATCACTGTATTGGCCACCACATCAAATAAGTCCCGGGTACTATCATCCATCGGAGCAAATAAACTGGCCAGTTTTTTACTTGCTGTCCACTCAGCCTTGATGATCTCTTTCTGCTCCAGCAAAAACGCTTTATCCAGGTCAGAATCCAGAATCTTCTGGTCCACCAGACCAGATAGATCGCCATAGGTCATTGGACTGGTACTCCACCCCATTTCCTCAGCCACTTCCGGTAGCTGATCATCTGGCGTAATACCATATTTTTCCGCCTGCTTTTCAGTTAATGCAATCACTGTACAGCGACACATGAAGCCCCACGGCGGGTAATACATGAGCCAGAATGGATCATCGATATGACGAATAATCCGGTTCAATGCCAGGTGACTTGGACGGACCCGGCTATCATCGATAGCTGAGTACATCAGGTATGGTCGCTTATCTCTATTGCGTTGCTGCTGTTGCCAACGTCCATGACTATACGCCGTCTGAATATTGGTCCTAAAAACATTCTTGAGATAAGGCTCACTTAGCTTGATCTCATGTTCAGCGACCAGTTTCTTAAAGTCCTCAAATGTCGAGCCATCTGCAATAGCCTTGTTTACGGCAGCTATCACAGTCTGGATCTGTTCTATGCTCGATAAAAAACTGACCGTGGTGGCCAGTTGTCGTGTCTTGAGATCCAGAGAGTAAAACTCATCAGGCAATACGATTTTACGAGACCGGGCAAACTGTAAGGCCTCTAAGAATGTGACTGGCTTCATTTCCCCTCACTTGCTGTCATATACCCCAGCACATCACCTGCATATAAAGCTCGTTCCAGATTCGCCGTGAACTGCGACTGATTGGCCTCAGGCATAAGCTGCATCAGATGAAAGGCCAGTTCTTCTGGTGTTTCACTCTTCTGCAGAAGCTCATTTACCTGATCATTACTTAAGAGTTCAATATTGCGCTGTGCATCAGTCAACTCTTCCACTTCCTGCTGCTCAGGTGATAGCTTTCTGGTAGTTGACGCAAAGCTAAAGGCTTTATGTGGTAGTGCATTGAATTGAACATTCTGCCCTACCGGTAAAGCTAAAGGCTCCTGAAGATCACCTGGATGCAAACCATATTCACGTTCAAAGTACTGACCACTAAAGTGAGCACCTGCTGTTTTAAGCTTGGCATCACGTTCAGCCTGATCACCTTTAAGCGGCTTGTCTTCCAGAATGACAATGGTGTGACGTTGCCATTGGTTAATATCACAGAGTGCATTCAAAATAGCTTGGACAGTCGGGGTAATCATTCTCAGATCAGCTTTGAACTTATCATCCTGGACCTCCTTGTGAACCTTGCCCAGTGCCATAGAGCCGGCACCATCAGTACCACTGGTCAGTGTCTGACCCAGGATCACCTTCTGGATACGGCGCTCTAGGTTCTTGTCAAAAGTTTCATAGGCTCCACTACCGTTACCATTGCCATTACCTGTCCCTTGCACCGTAATTTCATCCTGAGTTGAAATCGCAATGACTGAGCTTGCATGAGCATTGAGTAGTGCGCTTTTCATCGCCTCATTTTGTCCAGTCGAAGATTTACCAACCAGTATCGGCATACCAAACTTTTCAACAAACTTCGCCCAGAACTTAAAGCCGTTATTTTTAAAGAACCACACCCAATACAAGCGGCTTAATAATGCCTCACCATAAGGTTGCTCATAAGTCGGCTTGCATCGAGTCAGGAAGTGCTTGAAGCGTTGGTCTACTTCCTGATCCTGACGGATCTTGTTGTAGTTGGCCAACAGTAATAAACGGCCATCATTCTTTGGCTCATACCATTGCAACGGTTTCTCGCCAATCCAGTTAAACCCAATGAACGGCGTGATGGTATCGCCATCAATATGCAGATTCGGCGTTTCCGGTTTGTTATAGATTGCTTCTAAAACCGAGTAGCCATACCAACGGGCGTTCTGTGCACCAATGATAATTTCAGACCACCATTCACGCAGATGCTCAGTCAGGATTTTTGCTGCTGAAGTATCGGCAGGTTCAATACGAAACGGTGCACTTTCCAGTTTATCCTGGCGTTTCTCAATACACTGGTATATCTCGTCATCGTACATCATGACTTTCAGCCGGTGTCGGGTGACACCTGCCTTACGCAGAACCTCATCGCCGTCAGGCATCTTGGTCAGATAGTTGATGAGAGCAAGTTCAGCCTCATGAGAGTACATACCACCTGAAACCGGTTTTGAACTCTCAGGCTGTTTGACATTCGCCTTTTTACTTTTCTTAGCCATAATAAAACCTATGAAGCCGGTGGGCTGTAATTCAACATTAAAACTGCATCTTCAATGGCATCGATCAGGGTATCCACCTGGTCGTCATGATCATGGGTAAAGGCGGCATTGAATGCTTCACACTCTTCAAAGAAGTCGCCAACCCAATGAGCATTCTTGGGAACCATCACAAAACGATCTTCAGGCTTATCCTTATAATTCGCCTCAAGATGAACCTGTACATCCATAAAGCGAGAGAGCTTGTCGATATTTCGCTGTACTGGTATTACAGCAACACCAGAGTAAGTCCCGAGTGTCTGGATCAATTGGGTACCTGAGGCCTTGTCCTCTACCTTCATGTAACGAATAGGTTTGGTGTGCCAGGTATATTCCTTATGCTTATCCAGAAAGGCTTTTGCCTGACGGTTAAGATCTGGGGCTTCCCATTTACCCCGCAAGAGATCCAGCAAATACAGCTTGCCATCTATCCCCATGCCCACCAGCAGAAATACCGAGTAGTCGTTATGCTCTTTAACTTTCTGGGCTGTATCGACCAGAACGGCGCGCCACTTTAATTCTGGTATATCTGTATAGAATCCAAACCATTCAGACTTGATCAGGTCTCCACCCAATTTCTTAGGCTGCTGCATGTACTGGCTTGAGAAGGTGTAGCGGGAAACTGTTGCCCCCTCCTTATCTTTACCGCCCTTTTCAAGCTGTAATAAAGATTGAAGTGACTCTTTTTTTGGCCAGTAGCTTTGACGGCCCTTTTCATCACGCTCAGCATCTCGCGGTACCAGCTTTTGAATATGCTCTGGCAAGGTGCCAATATAAGCATCATTAATTAGTGCCGGGATGGATATCTGTGTCCACTCACCTGGTAAATTTCCTGTCATGACAAAGTTAGTCGGATCTTCAGTATGAAGCCGCTGCATGATCATGATGATTGGGGTGTCAGACTTGGCCTTACGTGAGTTCACGGTATTGAGTAGCTTTCGATTCGCGGCATCTCGCTTGATCTTACTAAAGGCATCCTCAGGCTTTAACGGGTCATCAATGATGATACAGCCAGTAAAGCCATCGTCTGCCAAGGTTCCTGCTCGCCGCCCTGTGACCTGTCCCCCCATGGAAGCTACATACACATGACCAACGTCATAATCCTCAACTGTAATTTTCCACTCTTTCTTGGAGTCGGTGCTGTTTGAGACTGATAAATCCCACATCTGGCGAAAGTCTTTTGACTTCACAATGTCACGCGCCGTATCCGATACGCCTTCAACCAGTGATTGCGAGAATGAAAGATAAAGAAACCGTGAACGAGCATTTAATGCTAAACCACGTGGGATCAGGTTCGTGGTCAGCTCAGTCTTACCGGCGCCGGGTGGAACGTTGATCACCACGTTTGCAATCTCACCCGCTATAACCTGATCAATGATCCATGAGATATAGACGTGATGCCAGTTCACCGTAAACTTAAAGCCCATACGGGGCTTGAAGAAACGCCGTGTGAAATATAAATGCTCATCTTCACACAGCTTCTTTTCAACCTGTGCTTGCAGATCCATTTAATATTCCTCTTGGGCCTTCCTTACTGCTTCAGCTACCTGTTCATCTGTAGCCTGAGTTACTGTTGTTTGAGTGACTTCACTGGTGACTTCAGTTTTATTAGTAAACTGCCCCCCAACATCTTTTGCGGCCTGTTCGAGAATCTTAAGGATCGTTTTGGCATTCTTGGTTTTCTCTAGTTGCTTTTGATACTGTTTAAGACGGTAATACTTGCTCGCAATTGGAATATCAATCAGGCCATCATCAAACTTTTGGCGAGTATCATTGAATAACTGAACATACTTCTTACTTAAGTTACGCCCAGCCACTTTAGTCGGGTCATAAGATGAGCACTGCATCCGGTCTATTTCAATATCAAACTCCTGCTTTACCAAGTCCGCTACTTCTTGAGGTGTATCACGGCATGCAAGAGCTTGAACTATAAATATTTTTACAGGCTCTTTTAGGGTTGCCATAATCACCTCTTTGTATGACTACGTATGACAAGACAGGCAAAAAAAAGAGCCCTTAAGCTCAATTGATCACACACGTCCCACAACACGCAGCAATATTAGTTTCAGAAACAAACGGCGCATTCTTCGCAATTTCCAGTAAACGCTTAACTGACTCATTTAGTCTCACCAAAGAACACCTCTACATCATGGCCAGCCAAGTAATGCTTTGGTAAGCCGGTCATATCGCTATAAATGATTTCGCCGTCCTCATCACGTTCAACACCGATGTGATAAAGCTCATGCTCAATCAAACGGCAGAACTCACGATCATTAGAGTTTTCGCAAAAGCTTGCATCTACTGTAATGAGATAAACAGGTACATAGCCGAACCAGTCCCGCATCTGCTGTTCCTGTCTAGCCTTCTTCCAGCCACCTTGGTTGAAGATTACCTTTTCACATTGGCCCAGTACCATACGTTTTTTCGCTACTGCCGCAGATGAAGCCCAAGCAAATGCCAGGAAGGTTTCATCATCATGAAGCAGCTCAGCGATATGATCATGGTCCGGGTTGTGCAGTTCACCGCCTAAAGTAAGCCAGTTATTCACGACCCATTCTTTAAGTTCTGGTGCAGGTGCCAATCGGATTGCTTCCTCTTCCTCTGCCTGATCAATCAGTTCCGGTGGCGGGAATGGTCTGAACTGTTCCATTGAATGAATGCCTCTTTAAGTGTTTAAGCCATTGGCGAGCATGACTGGATTCTATTTGCAATGGTCCAGCTTCATTGATCTTGTAACGGCTAGCTGATTCCAAACGTACGACGCTATAACCCATCTCTTCAGCATGATCATAACGATCCATGCTCCAAGCCTTATTGCTCAGTTTTCCCTTACGTCCACCAGACCAAGGTCCGCCTGCTATTTCAATTAAGATCCTGTGTTCGATCAAATGAAAGTCGAAACGCCAGTGCTTGGTAGATTTGAAGTGAAAGCATTTTTCAAATTTGATGTCTAAATTATTCAGAATCCGCTCTAGTTCTTCTTGAGCTTCGAGATATCTTTCAGTTGCCTTAGGTAATGGCTTTGCTCTTGGTACCTTTTTTAATGGCTTTTTTTTGGTTAGAGCTTTGTATTGATCTATATCCATAACTTACCCCCATTAAAAAAACCTCCCGAAGGAGGTCATATCATTTACTTAGATATTGGTTCAACCTAATACTTAACTCACTTTTAACCACAATCACTGCCTATTATTTTTTTTGTTTTAGGATCGATAACTATAGTAACGCGGTCAAGACGTAGATCATCCGTTACAGCTTCTGTAGGGGAGACACTTCGATAAACTTGTGCATTGCTCATAGATAGAATCTGATCTTCTGTTAAGTTCCTTTGTCCAATAAGCGTTTTGGCTCTAACAGGATCACAGTTATTAGCAGGGTTCCATTCTTTAGCAGTTGTAATATCAGGGCGCTCAGGCTGTATTTGCTTTTCTTGAAGTTCGCTGCCCCTTTGATCAATCTTTGTTTCGGTATCCGCGCAGGCGGTAAGCAAGCTAATGATTGCGCTCATTAAGATATATTTTTTCATATTTATTATCCATCTTTCCAAAATCTAATATCTAGGTTAAACCTTGTCTTCAATATAAAGGCACAACCAACAATAAAGGTGCCTAGCATCAAAACAAAAATTTGGAGTACAACAAGACCAGTAATCAGGATTGAGCCGCCAAGCATAAGCAATAAATAGAAAATAAAGATACCAAAAGTCTTATTCATACCGTTATTCCAAGAAGAACAATCAAGCTAAACCACCTAAAGTTTCAGCGCATTTCATTATACAAAAAGAATATAAATACAACCTGCAAGGTTGCTCTTATATCATTCCTTTACGCACAAAATAAAAGCCTGCTTACGGTCTGTATAAGCAGGCTTAAGGAAGGAATGATCTTCTTGTTTTATGTATAAGAGTGATTGCGGTAACTTTAGCTAAATCCATCTAAAAATACAGTTACAGCTTACATTGATATTGTTAAGCAGACGTATTATTAAGTTACTGATTAATATAAAATGATTTTATTTTAATCAAACTATTAGCATCAAGTTTAAGATTACTCTTACTTTTGTAACTTAATGATCATTTAAGCCCAAACCAGTAGAGCGTCAAAAACATACATCCAATTAATAGAAACCAGCTCATAGAAGAAAATATGGATGCCTTGACCTCTTTATGACCGTCTACCTCAGAACTGTGCTCTTGAGTGACTGAGTCTTCCTCAAACTGATTAATCAGTATTTTTTCAGTTGAAGAATATGAGCTTTCCTCAATTAAATATTCATAAAATCGTTTAGCCTGGGATTGATCCATTCCATGAGCAAAATGATGTATTTCAAGATCAAGCTGTATGAGGGCTTGATGAAGTGGGATAGATTGCTTTTGAACTATCTGGTCTGCGCGTTTTATTTTCGCAGCTATTAGCTCATCAACTTCATTGCGTGAAATGGGTAAATAGATTTTTACACCAAATAACTCACCAAAAAAGCTTCGTTGCATTCCAGTGCTTAACTCAATTAATTAAAGAATACATATAATATCAATGAACTCTAAAATATACATAAAAAAACATAAAATTTATTGTAATTTACATTTTTATATCAATTAGATATGTAATTTTCAATTAATTTTAATTTTTTTAGGTGTGTATTGAGGTAATGAACCCCGTATTACTAGAGTCATAGAAGGTAGTGTAAAGATAGTTGTTTAATTCAGAAGTTTATATCTCAGATAAGCTATTATTGCTTCACTATTGTCTTTATATCCTCTTTTAGATTTTTTCCTACGTTGTTCATTAGGTTTGTACGGAACAATCTTGGTAAATCTAATTCATTTTAATTTTTGAAAAGTTATAAAAAACTAAAAAGCCCACCCTGAGGTGAGCTTTTTAGCTTGCCGTCTTTCCGAGCTGTCAACATGTAGTAGATATACGCCTAGCTTTCTAATTTAGAGATATAGCCACTAAGGCGACATTAATAGCATTTCTCTTTAAGTATCTCAATAAGAGTAGGCGGTATAATGCTCAACCAGTAGGTTTAAAGAATTTATCTCTTTTCTTCAGGAAATTCTAAATATAAAAAAATCCTGTTTTACTGGAGAGAGAAGCAGGCTTAAAGGGAAGTTACCAAGTGTTCTTCTAACAGAGGCTAGGAAGAATATTTAATATAAACAATAATTTCTATTTACAAAGTAATTTTTATGATTCAAACAGTTAATTATTATTAATATGATTATTTAATGTCTATTTCTTAAACACAATAAAAGCTTCATAATGAGAACAAGAAAAGACTCTCACAAGATGAGCATGTATAAGCTCACATTTATTTTGACGTAGAAAGTTATTAACTAAGCCTTCGACTTCAGAGAGATCATGCGCTTTAAACGTTTTAACATGTTTCATGAGATTTAATCCTCACGCATCCATTTGTAAAGATAAAGGTCCACCTGTTTCCAGATGGACCTACAACTACTTCCGACGGCGGGAGTGGGTCTCAACAAGAGACCAGACTGATCCACTTAGCGAGTTGCCAGCGTAATTTAAATTTAACATAGCAATAGATATTAAAAAAGCCCGCAAATGCGAGCCTTTAAATTCTTACCGGGCGATCAATTTATAAAACGCCCATTTTAGAGATACTTATACTCAAGTGTTCTGTTTGTGTCAAGCTACAGTTACTTTACTTTCTTCCAGATCGAAGTGAAATGCTCGACTTAATCGATCTCTTATTTCATTTTCCCACTGCGCTACAATAGACTCCCCCAAAAGCTCATATTTCACATAACGCTCTGAGTAACCTGATTTAGAAACTTTTAATTTTGAAATCGTAATTTTTTCATTTAATGTGTATGGCCGCTTACCTGTACCTTCACATTTTAGACAAAACTTTGAACCTGACGGATAGCCTTCACTATTATAAACCTCAAGTTTTCCGATTCCTTGGCATGCTCCGCACATCGCTTTAACGAAAAGATGGCCACGTAAAACAACCTCAGCCATTCCTTTTGCAATATTGCTTAAATCACCTTGGCAGTTATTCGGCTTAAAGTTATTTTTGATCATTTCTTTATGGATCTGGCCAGCCAGAATATTACGTACACGGAAAAAATCAGCAGAGCTAATTTCACCCTGTTTAAACTCTACTTTCCCCGGTTTATCTGCAATACGACGTTCAATCGTATATTCAGGTTTATATCGACTCTGCTTATAAATAAATTGCGGCTCAGCAGGTGTGATAATCGCGATACGTTCAAAATCTACCTTTTCTACCAGCAATGAAGCCCACATACGTGCATGCGGTTTAAGTAAAGCTATTTCCCCCAACACAATGTCTTTTGAAATCTTTTTGCCATTCCCTGCACCATTGGCGATAGCAAGGCGTAAAAACTCTAAAAAATCAAATTTCTCAACTAACATAATCGCCTTCCTATACTTCCTGAACGTCAATATTTAAAACTGTTTTCATCAAATGCTTCTTGTTGCGATAGCTCGCGGTTTTACGTGTTATTGCAGACTTCACATCTTCAACTACGAACTCTCCAGCTGCTGTGTAGTAAGTAAAATCTGCAAAGTATCTCAGTGCTGGTTTTGCTCTTTTCTCTCCTGCAATTCTGGTTTTAGGTGCTAGCTCAAAGCATTGGTGATGTTTGAGCTCGCGGATCTCTTTGTGCTGCTGCATAGCTTTAAGCTGTATGTAACGCTTAGCTTCTTTCTTACTGTCAAAAGCGAATCCATCTATTTCCACTTTTACGGCGTTGAACTTGTTCTTTTTAGACTTGGCAGCCGGCTGGCCGCCACCCCCATACTTTTCTCTATACTCAGCCGCCGAAATGCTTGTCATTGACACCTCTTAAAAGCAAAGGGGTATAAACACTAAAATCACTATCCTGTAAGGCTTCCTCTACTTCACCAATCAGTCCTAAGGTTTCATCCTCAATCATGAATTTACCGATACATAAGCGATTGTCACTGCATACGCTTAAAGCATTACTAATCTTCTTGTCAGCCTCAACAGCCTTCTGCAACAAGACCGCATTCTCACGACGACAACACTTAAGCTCACTCTGCAGCTGCTTGGCCTCTTTCTTCATTTCGATATAACAGGCCTCCATCCGATCTGTAGCAGCTTGAGCCAGTTCAACCTGTTTCTGCAGTTTTACAATTTCCTTGTCTTTGAGAATAAGTAAGGCCTGATTCACCAGAACTCTGGCCAGTAGCCCAACTTCTAATTTATTGATCATGCTATTTCTCCAAATAAGTCAGGCTGAGATGAAGTCTGGTTCATTTCTTCAATTATTTTCTTTAGACGTTCTTGTTGTAATGGCCCATAGAAATTATTTAACTCGCAACCCAAATACTGACGACCATGTTTTAGTGCAGCTGCTGCTGTTGTTCCGGATCCCATGAACGGATCAAGTACAAGATCATTGTCTCGAGATCCTGCAAGAACACATGGTTCGATTAAATCTATTGGGAATGTTGCAAAATGAGCGCCTTTGTAGGGTTTCGTGGATACTTGCCATACGCTACGTTTATTGCGAGTGAGCAAGTCATATTCACTATCAGCTCGTTCCTTACGGTGTACGCCATAGGCTTGATTAGGAATTTTTTGCTCACCTTTGCTATTGGCTCGTTTAAATCCATCTCTTGAAGATCTCGAGCAAACCGCTTTCATTGCGCCGTTTGGTTTATTTAAAACTCTGTTGCTACCCTTTTGCTGATCAACATTTTGGGCCAGCCGCTTTAACGAACTCTCTGCAACCGGTTCTTTAATTGACTCATGATCAAAGTAATATCGGCGTGATTTACTAAATAAAAAAATATATTCATGTGCCTTAGTACAGCGATCAGTAATGCTTTCAGGCATTGGGTTAGGCTTAGACCAAATAATATCTTGGCGTAAGTACCAGCCGTCGGCTTGCAATGCAAAAGCAACTCGCCACGGAATACCGATTAAGTCTTTAGGTTTCAGATTGGACTGGGAAGCATTTTGTTTAGGTAATACCAAATTTTTGGTTTTAGGATTTTTCCCATCATTAAGCCCCGTCCTAGTCATGCCACGTCCAGAACCTGCGTAACTATCACCAAGATTTAGCCAGAGTGTACCGTCATCATGCAGCATCTCACGCACCAGCCGGAATACTTCAACCATATTCTGAACGTATTCATCTACAGTCGCTTCAAGCCCAAGCTGTCCATCTACACCATAATCACGTAAGCCGAAATAAGGAGGCGAAGTAATGCATGTTTGGACCTTAACATTTTGGTTAATCAGGTCAGTCATCAAGTTACGGCAATCACCGAATAAAATTTGATTCACACCCCACCCCCTAATCGAGCATCAGCCCAATTGCATTCGACCACAGTCAGGCTACCCTGCTGAAATCTGGACCATAAACGATCTCCCAAATCTGAAATCAGTCCAGGTATGGTTTTTCCGGTGCAATCTTTTGTGTCATGCAATGTCATGTTTGAAATCAGCATGGTTGGCTTCATACGGTCATAACGTGCATATAAAACTTTATGGACCAGTTCACGGCGCTTATCCCGATCATGCAATCCGTATTCATCCAGGATTAGTAGGTCATATTGGGTAAACTCATGAATCACTGATTTCTCGGTGATGTCCGGATTCTTTTTATCCCATGCATCCATGATACGCTGCGCCATTTCCTCACTGGTGATATAACGGGCATACATACCTCTGGTGAGTAGCGTACGCGCTGAGGCACAAGCCAGATGAGTTTTTCCTGTACCGGTCTTGCCTACCATCACAAAGTTATTTTTAACGCCGTCCAGGATGGATTGAACGTAAGAGACAGCACTGTTTACTGCATTCTGCTGACCTGCATGTCTAACGGTATAATTCTTGAACCGTGAACCTGTATGACGTTCTGGAAGCGTAGCGCCAGTAAAATGTTTTTCACGAACCATCTGGTCTACTTCGTGCTGATGGTTTTGATTTTGTTGATTCACCAATTCGATTGCACATTGTGGGCAGATCTGGTTTGGCCCAGCTTTCACTTTTGCAATGTTGTGTTCAGTGCACAGTTCCTGGACGCTTTGAAGTCCACCTGTGAGCATAGCCATAGCATTCATTCAAAGTCCTCCGGGATTTGGACTGGTGAAGTCACTGGAGCATGCTGCTGTGCTGGTTGATTATTCCATGCAGCATTCACCTCCAGATGAGAACCCAGTTTTTCAGAACGAGAGTAACCAGTTGTGTGTTTGTTTTTGCGTTCAGCTTTTTCGAGAGACTTTTCAAACTCCTGAAATATCCACTGTGCAAACTTCCGCAGCTTCTGATTGTCGGAGATCTGGTGATTATTCTCGTGATGGGCGTTAAAGTTTCCAAGATGGAATTGAAAATCTTCCATGCTGAGAATTTCAGAAATACGGTGAGAATATTTTGTTCCCTTCAACGCTGTTGTAAGTTTTTCAAGATCAGGATTCCAGCTCTGATTTTGATTTTCAGCTTGCGCGTTAGTGTGGGTGTTTATATCTGTAGTATTCTTTGTTGTATTCTCTGTAGGAACGAATTGCGCTTTTGTTTGCTCCCGAACTGCGCTTTCGTCATTTGGGGAATTTACACTTTGTGAGTTCGCCAAAATCATGTCTGTAAGCCACTGATCAAAGCATTCTTCGTTAAATTTGAAATATAAACGGTGATCAAGACGCTTGTATGTTTCAGAGATCAAACCTAATGCAACGAGTTTCTTTCTTGCACTCACCTGCTCTCGATAAGACAGACCTGTCTCTTCTTCAATATCTTCAGATGTTTTATAAACCCCTAGCGGACTATCTGTTTTATCTGACCAAAACACTATTTGGCCAAGAAAAATACCAGCCTTTACACAGCCAAGGTATCTACTCAGTTTGGGGAAATAGGCTATCGGTTGCCCTGTGCCACGTAGTGACAGAATATGACTCATTGAGCTTCACCTATCTTAGGCTTCACATAGCCACCAAATGCCTCTACTGTTCCCGACTTAACAAGGCTTGCTACCACTTCATTAGCCATCCAGTCATTAATACGGCAACGGCGCGACAGCTGCTCAGCCAGATCAGTTTTTCGTACAGCGGCGTTGTTTACGTCCTGATTTCGGACACGCAGATTGTTTTGATTACGCTTGAACAGCTCATCAAGAATTCTTAAAGCCGGATCATAGAAAGACTGCACTTGTTGCAGATGTTTATAATCAGCGTTATTGATTGCAGAGTTCATAGGGCCTCCGTGACAAACAGCGCTACAGGTTCAGGTAGGCGGTGTCCGGCTTTAAGTTCAGCGAGTGTGGCCGGACGTATATCCTGCTCATGTACAATCTCCCCACCTTCCAGCAGATAGTAACGGCTGCTCTGTTGGGCTTTGACGGTTTGTAGCCCGTCCATCGCAATGCGGCTTGCAAACACCACCACATCACCTGTAATGAAAATTCCTTTTTGTTCTATAAAAACGTATTTGCTATCAACAACTTGTTCTGCTACATTTAATTGATTCATTTAGACTTCCTAACTAAACTGAATTACTACCGCCCTTGCGCTCACTCGGGCGGTTTTTTTGAATTAATAAAAATTAACTTGTATCTAAAGAATAGGTTTGATAACTTTATCTATGTTCATTCCAGCCTGTTTGAACAGAAAAAGCCTGACCTTGATCGTCAGGCTTTTTCATTTTGTACAGCAGCTAAATATTTCTTCATTTGCTTATTCGCTGCTTGATCAACAGCAGTGATGAAATCAATCATTCTTTGAGCAATTTCGTGAATTTCCTGATATTCATCAGGTGTCACCACACCATCTTCATAAGCCTCATAAACTTTCTGATTGACCTGACCGCTACAAATGTTGTGCTGCATCATTGCTTCAAAAATAGAAAGCTCCCGATGTTTATCGCCATCACAACCTGCCGGAACTAAAGCCAGGTTTAAACTATGCGCCCACACTTGGAGTACTGCCGGGTTTTTGGTGTAGTCCAGTAAAGCTTCAAATTTTTTGAGGCTTGGCAAATAGTCCATATTTGGATTGCCGTAATTCAGAACAGTTTTATGAGAGTCGCCTAGTACTTCAGCAATCTGTTTTGCATCAATACCTGATGTATGACGGATCATCTTGTATAATGCAGCTTTCGCCTCTTTACTAAATTCCATGTGTGAATCCTTCTGTTTATTCACGTTTACCTGTACTGATTTTCAATGAAGAATACTAAGCAGGTTTAATCTTCTGCTCGTGTAGACGCTTTAGACCTTCAGCAATTGAATAAGAAATTCGCTTTCCTTTTTTTCCAGTTTTTAAATCGGAAATATAGTTTTGAGAGCATGAAACACTTTCTGCAATTTGCTGCTGGGTCATTGCGCCCTGTTGCTTATCAAGCAAATCGTTAATTAATTGACTCCAATCAGTCATTTTGTTAGCTCCGATAATTGCCATAGTGATAATTTATCTTTATTGCGATATTTAATCAACCGCCAAAGCGATAGTTTTTTGTATCACAATAGCGATATTGATAAAAAGGATATTAAAAATGTCGATAGGTAACCGTATTCGTACCTTGCGCCGATCGCTTAATCTTTCTCAACCTGAATTAGCTAAACTAGCTAAAGTGGGTCAATCAACTATTTCTGACCTTGAAAACGATAAGAAAGGTACTTCTGCAGAAAAGATGGATTCTATTGCTGCAGTATTGGGAACCTCTTCAAAATACCTTTTAACTGGCAAAGAAGAAGTAACTAGCAAAACAAAAAATGAAGAAGAGTTCTTAAAAAATTCTATCCCTCTTGATGATCAAGTAGAAATTAAGTTTTTTGAGGATGTTGCCTTTTCATGTGGTGATGGATCATTTGTTGAGGCGCTTGAAAAAGAAGCTAAGCGAATAACAATAAATAGTATGCCGTTAAGGGAGCGAAATATTAATAGTAATAATTGTGTAGCAATGCCGGCCACTGGAGACTCAATGTTTCCTACGATAAAGGACCGGGACATTGTATATGTAGATATAGAAAGGAAGACAATAAAAGATGGAAAAGTGTTTGCAGTCTGTCATGGTGGATTGTTTAAATTTAAAAGGCTTTATCAGTTGCCATTAGGGGGTGTTCGTATCGTTAGTGATAATGCTGCAGAGTATCCTGAAGAACGACTATCCGCACAAGATATTATTGATCAGCAATTTGAAGTTTTAGGTTGGGCATGGTCTTGGCAATCAATGGAAAACTGGTGATGAAAATTTTAAGCGTACTTTTAGCTAGTACATTTAAAAACAAAATGAGCCGCTATATGCGGCTTGGGTAAACTTATTATTTCATACAGAAAATTTAAGATGAATAAGGATTAAAGTGAATACGCAATTTGTTTTACCTGAGTTAAGTAAGTACAGTGAATTAAGTGATGATGAACAAGTCCATATCCATCAAATGCTTATATCTTATGTACGCTCAGATCACCTCTACAATATTATTTTGACCCATAATGTTGAGCCTTATGATCTGGTTAAGCTCGTAAGTATTAGTTTTGAGGATAGAGACGCAGCTATCTGGGTACATTTCGAAACAATTACTGCTGAAAGACTGACTATGCCTCTCGATTTTATTTCAAGGATAGAAATATGTAACCACAAAAAGTTTTAAATACTTTGAACCTGAGGCAGCTTGAATTTTTTTAGGCTATCTCAGGATTTTTAAAAAGTAAGTCACCTATGACTAAAAGCCGCTATATGCGGCTTAATTGCGAAATGGAATTAAAAATGACAGATAATGCATTAATTTATAATGAAATCATTGAACGCATTAACAATGCGGCCGAGAATAAAGAAGCTCTTGTATTAACTGCTGATGAAGTAAGAGTTTTAGCTGAAGAAATTGGAGATTATGTTTGTGTCCCTCTTTTGACTACTGAAGACATGACTGAATTAGTAAAACAAAAGTAG